TCAAGCTCACCTACAACAGCGAAGCGGGCACGACGGGTCTTCAGCCCCTTACCTTCAAGGTTTCGCACTACCTCAAGAGCGCAGGCGCGGCACGCCCCGGCGATGTGCTTGAGGACTACCTGAAGTCGGATGTGTATGGTTGTGCGGTTCCCATCGGCAACATCAACACCACGGCTTGTGGGGCGCTGAACACCTACTCTGACCAACTGATCACATACATCCCCTACACGGGCGGGTCTACTACTCAAGCTCGGTATCGGATCAACGGTGTGCTGAACACGGGCGAGAACGTCCTAAGCAACATCGACCGCATTCTCACTGCTTGCGACTCTTGGCTTGCGTACCAAGAAACCACGGGTCAGTGGATGCCGGTGATTAACAAGGCAGAGTCGTCATCCTTCTCGTTTGATGACTCCAACATCATCGGCGAACTGCGGGTAAGCATCTCCGACATCACGCAGAGCATCAACCAAGTCGAGGCCACGTTCCCGTGGAAGGGCAACAAGGATCAGCCCAACCTGATTTTCTTGGAAACGCCAAGCGCATTGATGTATGCGAACGAACCGGCCAACAAAGCCACGGTGACGTTCGATCTGATCAACGACTCGGTGCAGGCGCAGTACATCGCCAACCGGATGCTCGAGCAGGCGCGTGAGGACTTGATTGTCACGTTCTCGACCGCATACCCCGGCATTCAGGTTGATGCGGGCGATGTCATCAGCATCACAAACAGCGACTACGGTTGGACGAACAAGCTGTTCCGCGCCATTAAGGTCAGCGAAACGACGCTGCCCGACGGCAACCTTGGCGCACAGATTGAATGCACGGAATACAACGCTGCCGTTTACGACGATCAGAACATCAAGCAATTCACACCGGCACCCAATAGCGATCTTTCTTCAGCGTTTTTCTTCTCTGCGCTTGCAGCTCCCGTAGTTGGTGATCTTGCGCCATCGGCGGCTGTCCCTTCTTTCAGCGTCACTTGCAATGTGCCGACAACTGGGCGCGTCACAAGCATCACGCTTTATTACACAACGGTTGCCATTCCTTCTGTCACTGATTGGAAGGTTTGGGGCACTGAGTATTCTTCTGATTCGCAAGCCTACACACCGGGTCTTGCTTTCAAATTTTCCAATGTCAACCTTCCTGCGGGAACTTACTATTTCGCATTCAAGGTTGCAAACGATGTAGCTGATTCGCAGCTTTCTTCGACTTCTTCTGCTCTTGTGTGGGCACCGGTCGGGGCGCAATCTGCATTCATTGCGACTTTCTCACCGGCAGTAATGTCGGTGCCTAGAACCAACAATGTCCCATCTTTCACAGGACTGATTGCGCGGCTTTATGGAACCTCCGGTGCTGATGCAATCAACTTTGTTACAGCGCAAACTGATTCCGACCCTTCTTTTGTAAACAATAGTTGGCGTATTGGTGGCAGTTCCACCACCGGCTATTCAAGCATTACAACTACGGGTGGTTTGGCGCTTGGTGCAATCACCGATGGTGGCAGTTATGCAGAGTGGGGGATTCCAACTGCAATGACCTCATCACCGGCAACCCTGACGGTTCCGGTTCGATTTAAGAATTCTGATGGCACTGTTTCTCAAACTGCCACGGCTACGCTGCAATGGACTTTTGTAGATCAAGGGACTACTGGGCCTACCGGCAGTAGCGGACCTACGGGCAGTAGTGGACCTACAGGAAGTAGCGGGCCTACGGGGTCTAGCGGGCCTACCGGCAGTAGTGGTCCGACAGGCTCATCAGGTCCGACCGGCACTAGCGGTAATCAATATGCTGACGCATATCTTTATCAATGGTCGCCTGTTACACCGGGCAATCCTAATGGTCAATCAACCTACGATTGGACAACCGGCACTAATACAAATTACACCGGCGGCAATGGTTGGGGTGTGTCAATCCCTGCCAATCCGGGGACACCGGGACTTTATTTGTGGATTGCTGTTAAGCCGGTTACTGCTGCCGGTGGTGTCACATCTACGATTGTTTCTTGGGCATCCGGTTTTACGGTAACGGCTACATCGGCTAATGGCCCGACCGGACCCACGGGCGCAACCGGAAGCAAGACGGCGCGTGTAAGCGTCTATAAGTGGGATGCAACTATTCCGGCAGGACCATCGGGCACCTCCACATATACATGGGCAACTGGCACCTTTGCGCCTAATCCTTTCGGGTGGACAAACACAATTACTAGCCCACCTAGCCCCGGCTTTACGCTTTGGGAGGCAACGGTTTCGTTGATTGATGCAGCATCTGCGGTTACAACAACGATCAATTGGGTTACCGCAAGCATTCTTTCTGTTGGATATGCCGGTGCAGCCGGTACAAGTGCGCGTATTTGCTTTGCGCGTGTGCCTAACAATCCCGCGCCTGTTTCGGGAACCATTGCAACTAGCGGGTCTGCATCATTCCCGAGTAGTGCCCAATCAGCTTCTACATGGGGATTTGCTGCGACATGGGGAGCGTCTGACCCTGATCCAACTAGCACCAATTCGCTCTATCAATCTGACGGTATCTACGATCCCGCAACAGATCAAACCACTTGGACTACACCATACATCTCAAGTCTGAAGGTTGGCACCCTATCTGCCATCACGGTCAACACAGGTGCTTTGACGGTCCAAGACACGATCACGCTTAATACACTTGGCAAGATCAGGGGTGGTCAAACCGACTACAACACCGGCACGGGCTTTTTCCTTGGTTACAGCGGCAGTGCTTACAAGTTCAGTATTGGGTCATCTGCCGCATCGTTGCTTTGGGACGGCTCTGCTCTTAGTTTGACCGGCGCAAGCAACCTAAACATTGGCGGCACTGCGAAGTTCTCAGGCAACAACAGCACTCTTGGTCAAAACGTGACTGTGTGGGTTGAAGGTTCGTCCACAACTTCCACAAGTCTGTTGGCTCAAAACTCATACCTTAGCGGTTATGCCATACAAGCCAACCATCTCGGATCATCCTCATCAGGCAATCAAGGTTCGGGCATTTACGGTAGTGGCGCGATTTATGGAGTACAAGGCACAACGTCTACATCTTCAGTAGCTCAAGCCGGAGTTGATGGTTATTCTTATTACGGCAAAGGCGTATACGGCAATTCATTCACTGGTTGGGGTGGATATTTTGAAAGCAACTCCGTAGCACAAGGTTTGTACGCAAGCGGCATTCAACTTCCGCAATCCGGTGAACTTCGGTGGAGAACAGCAGCCGGTGGTCTTGGTGCCTATGCCTACACAGACGGCAACGATGCGCTTTATTTAATCTCTGGCGCGTCGGGTTCAAGCAATCCTAAAGCTGTCCTATTTGGAACAAAAGGAACATCTCGCGCTCGTGTAGAAGATGTGTTCCTTCGCCCCGAGGTAGACAACTCAATGACCTTGGGCGCGGCATCCTTCCGATTCGTGGATGTGTATGCGGTCAGCGGGTCGGTCAACACCTCGGACGAACGGGAAAAGAACATCCTTGGTGACAACCCTCTCGGGCTTAACTTCATCAATAAGCTGCAAACCATCCAATATAAGTGGAAGGTGGCGCAGGCTGCGGTCAAAGAAAATGTCTTCGACGATGAGGGCAACCTGACGGGCGAACGGGAAATCGAACCGGCTCGGGAAGGCGTGCGTACCTTCCACGGCTTGAGTGCTCAACAGGTCAAAGCGACCCTAGATCAGCTTGGCGTGGATAGCTTTGCCGGGTGGGTGTTGGCAGACAAGGACGATTCCGACAGCACTCAGGGTTTGCGCTATAACGAATTCATCGCTCCGCTGATCAAAGCGGTGCAAGAGTTGTCGCAAAAAGTTGCTGACTTAGAGGCTAAACTTAAATAGAATTTGGCAAGATAAGACACCATCCGTAGCCCCGCAAGAGCGTGGGGAGCGTCACCACCCGAGTTAGGGGAATCGCATGGCGATCTTCAACAAGAACACGCTTGCTCAAGTCAGCGGGTTCGACAATCCTATTCTTGCCGGCGAGTTGGTTTGGAACCAAAAAACTTATTGGAACCTCGCATTTACCAACTGCGCCACCGGCTTGCCGATTAATCTGACGGGCGCCACGATTGACGCGCAGATTGTTCGCAGACAAGTCAGCAACATCGTAGATACCCGCAACGGGTTGACCTTCGACATTGCCGACTACACGCCGACCCCCACGCCGGTTAGCTTGACGATCACCAACCGGGTCGATGCCGCAGGCACTTGCACCTTGGTGATTGACGATTCCACTTGGTCGCTGATCAACACCGACCCTCAGTTGGAAATCAATGCCGCCAACTGCGTAGGCTTTTCGGGTCGCGTCAAAGTCTCTTTCCCCGCAAGCGGAACCACGCCGCAAGATGATGCAATCATCTTCTTGCTGTTCTTGGTGCGGTCTGACGGTGTGGTGGTTGTATGAGCAACATCAAGGTAGTTGTCCAAGATGGCAACAACGTCAACCTTCAAGTCACGCCAACTCCCGACATTAACGTCAGGCTAGACCGCAGCGTTGCAGGAGCTACCGGGCCGACCGGCCCTCAAGGTGCAGCAGGACCGACTGGGCCACAGGGCGCAACCGGGCCTACCGGCGCAACTGGTCCTACGGGTTCGCAAGGCATTACAGGGCCAACTGGGCCAACTGGGGCGCAAGGCAATACTGGACCTACCGGGCCTACTGGTGCTGCGTCAACCATAGCAGGCCCAACTGGTCCGACTGGGGCGCAAGGCAGTCAGGGCGACCACGGCCCCACCGGGCCGCAAGGTGTTCAAGGACCGCAGGGCAATGTCGGCCCGACCGGAGCTGTCGGCCCGACCGGGCCGCAGGGCGCTGTTGGCGCAACCGGACCCACCGGGGCACAGGGCGCACAGGGCGACATTGGACCCACGGGACCACAAGGCGTTCAAGGCATCCAAGGCGAACAGGGCATCCAGGGCAACACCGGGCCGACCGGCCCACAGGGTAATATCGGCCCCACCGGGCCAACCGGAGCTACTGGAGCGCAATCAACCGTTCCCGGTCCTACTGGTCCCACCGGCCCTCAAGGAATCCAAGGCGACCACGGCCCAACGGGACCGCAGGGCGTGCAGGGCGATCAAGGCTTTGTCGGCCCTACGGGACCACAAGGCTCTACCGGCCCGACCGGACCGCAAGGCAATCCCGGCGCAGGCGGCACGGTTGCTTATTGGGGATCGTTTTGGTCTACCCAAGATCAAACTGCTGCGGCTGCAAATACAGCTTATTCGGTCACGCTCAACAACACCGACCCCGACTCAAACGGGATTAGCGTTGTCTCAAACAGCCGAGTCACGTTCTCGCAGGCGGGCACTTATAGCCTGACGTTCTCGATTCAGTTCGTCAACACCGACACGCAGATTCACGATGTCAACGTGTGGCTGCGGAAGAACAATGCGGGAAGCTCGGGCGATGTTCCTGACTCCGACAGCAGGCTGAGTATTCAGCAGCGTCACGGCGGCGTGGACGGATATGGTCTGATGACCGTCAACTTTGTATTGAAGTTGGCGGCGGCAGATTACATCGAAATGATTTGGGCGGTAACGGATACCCAAATATCGATCCAAACCGTACCCGCAGGCACCTCGCCGGTTTCGCCGGTCATCCCCGGCGTTATCTTCACGGCCACCCAAGTCACCTACACGCAGAATGGTCCCACGGGATCAGCAGGACCGACCGGCCCTCAAGGTTTTGTTGGCCCGACTGGACCGCAAGGACCGCAAGGTATTCAGGGCACTCCCGGCGATATTGGCGCAACAGGCCCCACGGGACCGCAAGGCAGTCAAGGCATTCAAGGACCGACTGGGCCTACCGGCGCAGCTTCTACTGTTCCCGGCCCCACGGGTTCTGTTGGCCCTACTGGACCGCAAGGTGACATTGGCCCAACCGGGCCGCAAGGCGTGCAGGGCATCCAGGGTGAGCAGGGCATTCAAGGCCCAACCGGCCCCACGGGCGCACAAGGAAATACTGGCGCAGCCGGACCAACCGGGCCGCAAGGAACCATCGGTGATACCGGGCCTACCGGACCGCAAGGACCGCAAGGCATTCAAGGCGTGCCAGGTGATCTTGGACCCACCGGCCCTACTGGCGCTCAAGGTCCGACTGTTTACCCCGGCGCAGGAATCGCGGTATCGACCGGCTCCGCATGGGGCACATCGCTCACGGCCCCGAGTGGCGCGATTGTCGGAACCACAGACGCTCAGACGCTGACCAACAAGCGGATTGACCCGAGGGTGTCGAGCGCAGCTTCGGCATCGTCTGTCACGCCTGATGTGGCATCGTTTGACGTTTATGCTTTCACTGCGCTTGCCGCAACCTTGGCGATCAACGCGCCAATTGGCACGCCGGTAAACGGCAATCGCTTGGTGTTCCGCATCCTTGATAACGGCACATCTCAAACGCTGAACTGGAACGGCACCTACACCGCCATCGGTGTAACGCTACCCACGGCCACAACGATCAACAAAACCACTTACGTCGGGTGCATCTACAACACCAACAACACCCGTTGGGATGTAGTTGCTGTCACAACTCAAGCTTAAGGAAAAGACATGATCAAGATCGACTTTGAGTTTCAGACGCCTCACGGCAAGTTCGCTGATGCCCTGCATCTGCCCGATGACCACACCTTCACTCCTGAGCAGATTGAGGCAATGAAGGCAGAGCGCGTGAACAACTGGATCGCCGTTGTTACCGCGCCTCCCGCAGAAGAAGCACCCGCACAGGAGTAAATCGTGCCTGACAGATTTTGGGTTGGCGGGACTGCGAGTTGGGACGGCACCGCAGGGACTAAGTGGGCCACCACATCCGGGGGAGCCGGAGGTGCGTCTGTTCCCACCAGTGCTGACGATGTGTTCTTCACAAATCTGTCCACTGGCACTTGCACCATTTCTACCGGGAATACAGGTGCGAAGTCCATCAACTGCACCGGGTTTACGGGAACTATTGCCGGTAGCGCGGCCATCACCGTATCGGGTAGCGTCACGCTTGTGGCCGGGATGACGGTTACTTATAGCGGGACAATAACATTTAATGCGACGGGTACGCTCACGACCGCCGGGAAAACAATTGGGCCAATAACAATTAGCGGCTCAGGCATTACCACCACTCTTGGTGATGCGCTGACATCTTCAGGTTTTTTGACTGTTACGCAAGGTACTTTTACTACAAACAACTATGCAGTAACTGCACAAGCACTATCTTCTGGCAACAGCAATACAAGAACAATAAATTTTGGAAGTAGTACAATTACTTTAACTAATGCAAATGGAATTGTTGCAGGGACAAACACTAATTTAACATTTAACGCCGGAACATCACAGATTAATCTTACGGCGTCTGATACTAGCATTACAGGCGGCGCTGCAAGTGGAACGGGTCTAACTTTTTACAATGTTGCATTTACAAGTACAACTTCGGGAACAAACTCAATAGTTGCAATTAACACATTTAATAACTTAACCATTACTGCCCGCTCTACTGCCGGTGTAACTGAAGTCACTTTCAATTCCCGCCAAACCATCAACGGCACGCTGTCCACTACCGGCACAGCAGGCAATCGGCGCGTGTGGTTCCGTGGAGCAACCTACGGCCTTGCTCAAACCCTCACGATCAACAGCGCCCCAAGTCTGACCGACGCAGACTTCCGCGACATCTACGTCATCGGCACTGCTGCGCCCATCTCGGGCACTCGGATTGGAGACTTGCGCGGTATTCGCGGCATCACAGCATCCACGCCCAAGACGGTGTATTGGAACCTTGCCGCAGGTGGCAACTGGTCAGCAAACGCATGGGCAGCATCTTCGGGTGGTGCTGTCAGCACAGATAACTTCCCTCTCGCTCAAGATACGGCGGTTATTGAGAACACGGGCCTGAACACATCTGCTACGGTTACGTTGGACTCGCCTATAACGTATATTGGTTCTTTGAATATGTCTACGCGCACTAACGCTATGACATTTTCTGCAAGCGTCAATCCAACATTTTATGGAAATTTAACCCTTGGTTCCGGCGTTACTTATAACGCTAACCTTGGAACAATGACTCTTAGCGGTAGAAATACGCAAATCATTACTTCTGCGGGGAAAACACTTGGCGATATAACCTTAGACTCTTATGGCGGCGTTTTAGAACTTGCTGATGCGTTGAACATTGGGTCACGCACGCTTACCGTCACCAACGGCACGTTTGACACCAAGAACTACAACGTCACTGCCGGGTCTTTGTCTTCTAGCAACAGTAACGTCAGAACAATTACGCTTGGTTCGAGTACGTTGACGTTGAGTGGCACTGGCGGCCCTTCAATGAACGTGTCCACCAATCTGACTTTTAATGCCGGTACTTCACAAATAAATATTACGGCAGAAAACATTAATCTTAGTTTTAGTTTTGGCGGGCTGACATATTACAACGTCACATTTACTGGCGTAGGGGCAAAAAATATTGGAATGGCTACAACAGCAACAACGACTTTCAATAACTTAACTATAACCGCACCTTCTGGCGCAGGGTTAATTCAATTTGTCCCATCCGGTAATTTTATAATCAACGGCACTCTTACCTGCGCCGGGGCAACCGCTGTTCGCCGTATCTTCCTGCGCTCCGACACCCTCGGCACTACCCGCACCCTCACCGTAAACAGCCTCAGCGCAACTGACTGCGACTTTCGCGACATCACGATTGCCGGGGCTGCTGCCGGATCATCGCCTACCCGTGCAGGCAACTGCGGTGGGAACACGGGCATCGCGTTCCCGTCTCCTAAGACGGTCTACTGGAACCTTGCAGGCACTCAGAACTGGAGTGCTACAGCATGGGCACCGTCATCCGGCGGCACGCCTGACATCAATCAGTTTCCCTTGGCGCAAGACACGGCGGTGTTCGACAACACTGGCAGCGCGGGCACGATTACGACCAACGCAGCATGGAACATTGGCACATTAAATATGTCAGGCAGAACTTCTGCCTGCACGATTGATTGGTCAAATTCCGGCCCCTTCTACCACGGTAATGTTTTGCTAGGAAGTGGCGTCACACCCGGGACAACAGGTGCGCCAACATTCGCGGGTCGTGGAACGCAAACCATTACCAGTGGTGGCAACATATGGAGTGGGGCCATAACCATCGATTCCGCAACGGGCACAGTCCAACTGGCAGACGCTCTAACGCTAATTGCCGCAAGAACCCTGACCCTTACTAGCGGCACGTTTGATGCGGTGACGTACAACGTGACGACGGGATCGTTTGCTGTGCCGACATTTGCCACCACCTTAAAAATGGGTTCTGGAACATGGACGCTTTCTAGCACTGGAAATTTGTGGAATTTTAGTTCTAACCCTGTTCTTTACAAAGGCACTGCTAACATTGTTTTATCAAATACAAGCGCAACGAATAGGACTTTTAGGGGTGGGGGACTTTCCTATAACAAACTCACGATAGGTGGCTCAACAGGAACATCTACGCTGATTATTGAAGGCGATAACCAGTTTACTGAACTTGCCTCCACCAAGACCGTAGCCCACACCATTGATCTCGGCTCTACAACGCAGACCTTTGGTAAGTGGACGGTAACGGGCACGGCAGGCAATGTCGTCACGCTGTCAGGAACTGGCACAAGCCACGTTCTCGCGGGCGCGGCTACTTCAGGCATCGACTACCTTGCGATGGGGTCGATTGGCTTTTCGGCTACAAGTCCTGGAGAGTTCTACGCCGGAGCCAACTCCACCGGCACCGCAAGCGCACCTGTGTTCAGAACTGCAACCCCGGCGGCCACAACCCGTTACTGGGTCGGTGGTACGGGCAACTGGTCAGATACGAACAGATGGTCTACTGGATCGGGCGGTGGCGGTGGAGCATCTGTCCCCACAAGCCTCGACAATGTGATCTTTGATGCTGCATCCAATGCCACGGCTTATACCGCTACGGTCAACGCCACAAGCCGATGCAATCAACTGACGATCGCAGGTCCGGCATCGGGTAACGTGACGCTTGCGGGGACTTCAACGCTGATCTGCCACGGCAACATCACGCTGCCTGCCACGGGGTTGACCCGTACATTTACCGGGCTTTTGGTTCTTTCGGGGTCTACAACTGGCAAGACCTTCACGACTAACGGGGTAACAGTTGCCGGGAATCCGGTAGTTAATGGTGTCGGATGTGGATGGTCGCTTGGAAGTGCTTGGTCAGATGGGGCCGCAGGCACATCGCTGACAGTTACAAACGGAGATTTTGATACAGCCAATTACGCAGTAACGATTGGAGGATTTGCGTCTTCAAACGCAAATACACGCTCACTCTCTCTAGGGTCGTCAACAATTTCTATTCAAAGTTTGCCTACAGGTTTTACAAACTCAATAAATTTAACACTAAATGCCGGAACCTCACAAATAAATTGTTCGTCAAACAGCGTATTTAACGGAGGTGGCCTTTCTTTTTATAATGTCAATTTTACAAACACTTCATCAGGCACTGTAACAATCAACGGGGCCAACAGTTTTAATAACCTATCGTTCACGGGAATAACCTCTGCCGGTCTGAAGGTTGTTTCCGTATCAGCCAACCAAACCATCACCGGCACTTTGACGCTATCCGCAGGCACCAACGCCACGATGCGGCACTTTGTCCGGTCAGACACGATTGGCACCACCCGCACGCTGACTTGTGCTGCTGTCTCTGCTACAGACGCCGACTTCCGCGACATCACCATCGCAGGCGCAGCGGCTCCGGCATCGGGTACTCGGTTGGGTGACTGCAAGGGCAACAGCGGGATTACGTTCCCTGTGGCCAAGACGGTGTGGTGGGGCCAATCTATTGGGGATACGTGGGGATCAGGAAACGCCAGATGGTCTTTAACAAATGGCGGGACACCGGCAATCAATAATTTCCCTTTGGCGCAAGATACTGCGGTGTTTCCGTCAAGCCCTACGCCATTTCCTTCTAGCGGGAACACCATCACCATCAACGCTGCCTACAACATCGGCACGATTGATATGTCGGCTCGGACGACCAACACGATGACGTTGGC